AATGGGTCCTACCTATCATTCTATCCTTTGGAAGCGTTATTATGGCGCTGTGCAAGCTTTACTTACCCTAACCAATGTTGCTGGTCCCTTTAAGATTGGCATTGACCCTGCTTCTACTGAATTTTCTCGTCTACATGATTATCTTGCTGCTGTTAGTGATGTTGGAATGACAGGCGATTATTCTGGATTCGATACTTGTCACCCACAGGAATATCTTAAAAGAAATGCTGCTTTTTATAATAAAATTTATCAAGCTTTAGACCCCAATTGGACTTCCGATCATGATACCATCCGTACTAGACTTGCCAATCAAGAAGTAAGACCACTCGTATTCTTGAATGAGAAAATTGTCCAACTCCCTGGAGGAAATATGTCTGGCGGTCCTGATACTGGTGGGCGAAATAACATCACTGGTTGTATTAACATGCGGTATGCCTGGAAAATTCTTGCTCTAAAACATTGTCCTGAAAAATATAATATGTATGACACCTTCACCCGCGATGCTGTGTTCGGCGATGATTTGATTAAAAGTATCCATCCTGATGTCGTTTCTTGGTATAATCCCCTCAATATTCGTTATGTTGTTGTCTCTCTTGGCTTTAAAATAACTTCTGCTGAAAAATCTAAAGAAGTATGTCTCGAACCTATAACTAATTTATCCTTTCTCAAGCGCAGTTTTTGTAAGCTCCCTGTTACTATCCGTGGTGTCGAAAGAACGTATATTGTTGGTGCCCTTGAAGATGCTGTGTTTGTTAAAATGTTAAATTGGTGTAAAACTACTAAGCGTCACTTTTACAGAGAAAATGATCCTGTGCGTTTTGATACCACAATCAACGCCACTGCTGAATGTTGTCTTAGTGAAGCATGTCTCAAGGGTGAGGAGTTCTACCTTAACATCAAACGCCATTTGCAAATGTGTGCTGAGCATTATAACATACGCTTACCCTTGCTTCCAACTTACAGACAAGCTTTATATCAAACATATTTTAGAGAAACTTTCCATCCTAGTGTCAAGACTATACCTCTGACTGTTAATGATAGTCTCCATCCTGAGTGTAAACGAGAGATAGAATATGCTAACAAGAAATTCAGTAGTTTTGTTCATG